ACCACCTCTCCCAAACTGATGACCACTTCTTCAGGCAAATCACTGTCTTTTAAGATCATCTCAAAACCCCATCGCAGCCAGACCAAACCCAATCAGCCCCAACAGCAGCCAGCCCAAAAACAAATATTCGAGGTGTTCCATGTGATGTTTTTTCATGTGGACTCCTTCATGGCTTGCTCTAAATCATTAAGAATCACCATTGCATCTTGATGTGCATAATCATCCAATAATTCACAAGCCGTCTCACAGAGAACCCGAGCAGCACTTGCTTTCATTTCTTGCGCATAGAGCTGATCACTAAGCTTCTTGATGACCGCATCTTTTTCCGGCACCGCTTGGGCTTCACGCTTTGCTGCCAGCCAGATATCAAAAGGTGTAGCAAAAAAGAACTCATTTTCTAGATTTTTAAGCGCTGCTTTATAAGCTTCTCTTTCTTTCTGAATATCCATCACGCCACCTCAATTCATTAAAGGATTTTGCTGTAGGAGATTGAAAATCTTGTCGTAAAAAGAAATATGTGTTTCAAAGATTTCATCACCAATACGCAAAAAAGTTACATCACTTGTCTGCACCAAAAGCGCACCGTCAAACATTATTGACTTGGTATGATTTCCCTCAACGACAGTTGCACTGGCCTTCGGATTTGCCTCAAGGTATTCCAAAAATTTCTTACTAACATCCATCTTCACCACCAATCTTTTATTAAAATAAATAACTGTGCTAAAAATCGGGTCTACTTTTTTATTAAAGTAGGTTTATGCGACTTTTAACTTCTGATTTAATGCGAGCTGGTCAATTGCCTGATCTATTGTTTTATTAAAAGCAATCACGCTTTCCTCAAGCCCGGCAATATCCAAATCCTTTGCAAACACACGAATAATTACGAGTTGCAAATGCTCAGGCAGGCGAGGGTCATAACTCACGAAGTCGCACCATTCGCGTTCTGTGCAAGCCAACTGCCATGTAATTTGTGGAATATACTCGTCTGGCACTGTGCGACTGAGCAGGGTATTTAAATGAGTAGTCGTGTATGGACACTTCACTTCAAGCTGACCCTGCTTGCCAACCAACCCATCAGGAGAAGCGCCAGACATCGGGATAGAAGGGTGGTCAATTAGACCTGTACCTTCTACAAATTCACCTGTTTCATTTTCATAGGCTGTGATTGCATGCGGCTCATGATCAATTCCCCATTGCATCAACTGAGTAGTTTTAGTTTCTTCCTGAACGCCAGTGAGGCGCTCGGAAAGAATGATTAAGCCTAATGAATTAAGCACTTTGCCCTTGGCTGGCTTAGCATCTATATCCTTGATGCGACTAGCAGTTACTTTGCCGCATCGCTCAGAATGCCAGTCATCACTACGCTGGAGAATGTTCATAGGTTTCTCCTTGGCGTGCTAGATTCTTATCTGCTAGTTGGGCAACTTCTTTCAAGCTAATTGAATGAGTAGTCCAGAAATAAGCAGACCAAGTATTTTTTGGCAAAATCGCATGAGCTTCTGCTAAACGCTTGGTTCCGTACTGCGCTTCATTTTTAAAGTGTGGCAGATGCTCATCTTCAAATGCTTGATAGCCTTCTGGTATCTCAGATTGATTTTTTTGGGTTTCTGTCTCATTCCCAACGATTATCTCTTTGCCTTCCATTTCCTCTTTAGTGTACCCATCGCCAATTTCTTCAGGAAAGGCTTTGCGAAGTGCACCCGCTTCAGCACATTTAGCTAATTGGCCACGCTTGCGCTTTGTCCACATTGAATTCAAGCCGCCACCTTTAACTGTGGCACACGCTTCTTCGAAATACTCAGTATGAGCAAATGCAACCTTTTCACCGTGGATTATGCGATAAACAGTCACAGTGCAGAACTCGGGAACAGTGTGAGAAACGCCACCAAAACTAATATTTACCATTGGACCAAATACAGGTGCATCAATACCGGCATAGCTATGTGAGCGTGAAGCTGTGATTCGATGCTCTGCAATTGACGGCATAATCACATCACGCCAGTCGCTATTCCCTGTTTTCGCATCTTTAACGCTCATTGGTACGATATGGCAAGGCTTTTTCATAATGTCCAAATTACGAGCCTTGCAGTACTCAACTGCCATTACAATTGATTCAGGTTTTGCACCTGGAAAAATTGATGATGTGAGGGCAGACCACATTGCCTGATCAACGTCATAATCCTTGAGCGAAAGACCTAATTGATTTTCTACTTGAGTAACAGCATTCATATTCTTCTCCTAAAATGGCAAATCGCTTTCAGATGCATTTACGTAGTGAACAATCACTTCTTCTTGCGTTACTTCTTCCACTAGCATCTTGAAATAAGCTAATGCCTCGGCAAGTGTGGTTTCATTTGCAGCAGCAGGGCGACGCACTAAAATATCGACTGCCTCAAGAAGCTTTCTTTTGTGTTGAACTTCCATCACACCGTCTCCCAATCCTTCAAAACCCGCTCCAGCCTCGCCAAAGTTTCAGCCAGATAAACCAGCCTTAACTTCATGGAATACTGTTCATTTAAGTCGAGCTGCAACTGCTCTGAGCCACGTCCGACATATCGCAAGTGAATCCAATTCGGGCCTGTAGTAACTACGGTTTCGTTATTTGAAATAGCTTTTAACTGCTCAACCGTGTTGCTGAGTTCCTGTTTAAGCTGAGCCAGCTCAATCGTTGTTGTGACGTTTGCGTTCATTGAGCAGCTCCTTCAAAATTTCTCTAACCTCAGTAGCTACCCTGCCAATATCCTCGTCATTCGTTTTTCCAGTGCCAACCAAGCAAATAATTGCCTTAATTTCCGGCTTACTCCAATCGCTATCCGGCTTATAATCCCAGTACAGCTTGAATACATGATCGCCATTCTTGTCAATACTGAACATTGAGAACGTATTGAAACGCTGACGCTCAAGAAACTTTTGAAGCTTCTCTTTATCGCCACTGTAGGCGTGAAAATTTGGCTTAGCACTCATACCGCCTCCTTCATCACAACAAGCTGTTTTTCAAACTCAGTAGTAAGCTCTGAAACGATTTTGCTGGTCATTCCTTCTTCAAAATCAGGTGCACCTAAATCTCGGTCATCCGGGGTGATAAATCGAATTTCCCCAAGTTCAATCCATTGCTGACCATCTTCATTGACTTGCAGAACCTCAACTTGTAGTGAGCAATCCTCCTGACCTTCTAGCCATACGATTGCCTTGCCGATTGATTCCGTACCTTCGTGTTCATGTGGGTAAAGCTTGCCCTGAACTGATAGCTCTTGAAGGGCAACGAATGGTTTAGCCTGATTGATAGAAACTTCAACTTCTTGTGCAGGCCCACTAGCATCGGCGTAGTTGCAGCCTGTGACAAGAGAAGCAGCGAGCAGGGTAATGAGTTTGGCGTTCATACAGCACCTCCGAATACTTGGCGAAGGGCAGCTACAACCTGTTTGATTTCTTCTTCTGTGCGCCATGCGCCAAGCTGGATCAATTTTTTATGGAAACCTGAATTTTCCCCATAAACAAAACGATAAAACCCATCTTCGCTTTCGACATCAAGTGTGAAACACTCATTATCCTCTTTCGGCTTAAAAGGCGCAGGCACTTCAATGCCGTTGATTGTGAAAGTGCGAGGGGCGAGGCGGAATTGATACACAGTGCCATCCATTACATCGCTAGAATTTAAAATTTCAGACACAGTCCAAGATGAGACCTCATTGTTCAAAGGAAACCAAGTTTTAGCGTCTCCAATATATTCAACCTTCTCACCATTCGCCAAAGCAATCAGCGCCTCTTTCCCGCTAATCAACTTGCCTTCATCATTATTTGCATTCATAATTAATTCACTCACTAGGGTGGGTCGGGCCTCAGGTTGTTGCTGCAACGCTGGGGCTTTTTGTTGTCTGTGAGATAATAATGAACCAAAAGTACATATAAGTAAAGTACCAAAAGTACAAATAGTTGAACTTTTTGTTCACTGATATGTTTTAATAGACAAAAGAAAACCCACACAGGGTGGGTTGTTTGGAAAGCGAAATTAACTATCAATCATCCATAAGCAAGGATATTTGCGTTCCCTTCTTAGGGTAGACTTTGTTAACCATTCCTTGCATTTCTTCCCAGGAGTTCGCAAGCTTCATAAAACCAATAATTGAGTGAACATGCTGAGACAGGGCAGGATGGCCAACATCAGAAGAAAGCCATTGATGATGCCTTGCCTTTCTGCGACCTTTATCATTTTTGGGATTTAATTCCTCTAACTCATGCAGTAATCCAGGCGCTAATCGTTCATATACCAAATCCACGGTATATCTCCCAACCACACCGGGACGCGCAACAGAGCCAGGCTTAAATTCCCATCCTTTTAACCTAAACATCTCTTTGTAAAAGTCATCTGGAAATCTTTTGGCCCAGGCAGCCAGCTCTTTAGCTAGATATTTATCAAGAATGGCTTGAAGGGCATACTTGTCCCTGATCTCTTGATATCCCGTGGCCTCATCAATTAAAGCAACCAATCCAACCTTTGCCACAGATCTTATAATCATTTCGGCGAAAGTTGCTTGTGTGGCTTGAGACTTGGACAATATCCCAGCTTTAGAAGCCTCTATAATCGCATCACAAATGTCTATAAAAATTGAAGCATCATAACCATTTGTTTCTGGTACAGAGCCGCCTTTACCCATCCTGGAAAATTTTACAGGATTATTTATCTTCTCTTGGGTTTCCAAGTCAAGAAAAGGGGTTAACTTAGAATCAATAAATATTTTTAAAGCGTGGCCTGATGAATTTCTTGAAAAGCCTAAAGCCTTTTGCATTGCATTGCCAGATATTACACGGCTCTGATCCTCCAGGACATGACACAGCAATGTGATATTACCTAGGCGCAAATCCCCTGTATGTGTGGCTTTAAGCTCCTTTGAATCCCATCTAGCCTTAGCGGCAGCTCTAGCAATTTCGCTTCTTTGTTCAGCTGACAACTTTTCGGCTCGCGCAACCCCTCCAGGGGCTTTTGTTTTATCTTTGTCGGTCACTATCGGAAATTCCTAGATTCAATTTGCATCCATAATGCAAGCATAAAAAACCAAATGCAAGCATATTCTTTGACCAATTATCCAGGAGTAAAAAACCGCATATAGCGGCTTTCTATTAATTACTGTCTTTATCTTTTGCAGCTTCTAATTTTTTTGCTCTGCTAAACTCTGCCATTTCTTCCATCGTTAGGACTGGTATATATACACTGTCACCAAGCTCTCCGTTTAACTCTAAAACTTCTTCTTTTGAGAGAGTTAGCTCTTGATTAAGTTCAGCGGCTCTATTTAATTTTTCAATTATTTGATTCATTAGTTTGGCTGTAGACATAACTATTCCTTATTGATAACCATCTTCTGGCCCAACTTTCCCTCTTTAACTAATTGAACAATCTGTTGTCCAGTATAAACAGGTATGAATCGTCCCTTTCCAATTGCCTTGACTAGAATTTCAACTTCAGAAGCAGAGAGGGCTATGCCCTCATTATTTTGTGCAGCTTCTCTTAGTTGCTCGATAATTTTATTGATAGGCAAATCCATGCTCACTCCTTAAGGTTTAACTAAAGCAGACTCTAAACGACCAACAAAATTAATTTCATTGAGCTGCTCATTAGTAATAAATTCATCTGGATAGCGTATCTTATCCGGATTATCACTAGCTAATCTCACTGTCTTCCCACCAGCATAACTCACAAATATTCGCTTCATTCTTAACTCATGATTATGAGTAAAAACGTACACACTACCGTTCTTTAAAAAATCTGGGTCTTTATCACCCACGTCGATGAATAAGGGACTGTCGGGAGCAACCGTAGGCCACATACTGTATTCATCAGAGTAAATAACCCTTAAATTTTCAGGCTTAGCTACGATCCCCAAGTACCTTAAAAGCTCAGGATCCATATCCAGGTAACCGCTAGGATCTTCTAGGAAATTCTCAATGCCATCCCCGCAAGATGCCTTTACATGTCTATATACCGGAATTCTTATACTGAACTTTTTATCTTCAGCAGTTCTAAATCCCATAGGGGATATTTTTATTGAGCCTTGAGTTGGAAAGGAGCTAGTTTTTTCTTTTCCTGTTAGGAGCCATTCCACACTTACATCTAACCACTCTGCCAGATCAATAATTTTTTTAGTATCTGGCATAGCCTCACTATTTAGCCATTTACTTGCAGCCTTTGGCGTAATTTTAAAAAATTTTGCAAGCTCAGTAGCTCTTCCTCGAACCGGTAGACCCTTATTAGTTAAAGCTTCATTAAGTCGGGTTGAGAACTCTGCTAAATGATCAGTCATTTGTTAAATACCTAAGAACCATAAGTTCATATTAATACTTGTTGAAAGAAGTATCAGTTCCTGTTAAAGTTGAACCAAAAGTTCACATTAGAGGTTAAAATGAACTTAAAGTCCTGTATCGATGATGCTGGCGGTGTATACACAGTGGCGGCTTGGATCGGAAAAACACCACGCGCTATGTACAAGTGGATCGAAAAAAACTCATTGCCACGTACTGAATACACCGGACAAACAAACTATTCAGAAATTATTGAAGAAAAAACCCAAGGGAAGGTTTCTAAAGAAACGCTCCTAAAAGTCGGATTACCAAAGTAGGAAACCCTATGAGCAAATTATCAGTTGAATTGCCTGCAAGCGCTAGAAATAGCATTTCACGTGTCATGCGTGTTCTTGCAGGCACTAACAATGCACAAATTGCCGAGTCAATTGGGCTTGATCCCACAACATTCTCAAGAATGAAAAATGACAAGAAAAGCAATGGCTTGAGTGATTTTGAGAACACTTGCGCTGCATTGGATGCAATGGGATTAAAAATTGTTCCAAAGAAATACAAGCTGATTCACAAGGAAAAACTTGCAGCTTTATTAGCAATGGCAAAGGGCTATATGGGACGACTTAATTCTGTAGATGATCTTTTCCAAGATGATATTGATGATTTCGGAATCGATATTGAGCTTGGGTACAACGAAATAGAAAAAGCCTGATCTCAGAAATCAGGCTTTTAGTGTTCACCAACATTAGGAAATCTAAATGAACAAATCAAATTTAGCATATGAGCCACCAAAACCGCAAGGAGAAGTGGTTCATTTTCCTAGAAAAGAGCGACAAGCTATGTCGAAGAGAGAAGAGGGCTATACCAGAATGCCTCACGCTGTAATTGATGACCAGATCATGGCGCAGTTAAGTGACAAAGCATTCAAGTGCCTAATGTTCATCATGCGTCAAACTGTAGGTTTTGACCGTTCTTCACACACAATCGCAATTACTCAATTTCAAAAATACTGTGGCATTAAAAAACGCGACACAGTGATGGCTTGCATCAAGGATTTAGAAGATCAAGGCTTAATCAAAGTTGAGCGAAAAACTGGTTGTCTCAATAGTTATTTCTTTACCCCTGACCAGTACCGCCAAACGGGACCAGTCCCATCTAACGGTAGTACCCTTAAACGGGACGGGACTAGTACCACCAAACGGGACGGGACCAGTACCGTTGAACGGGACCCTATTAAAGAAACACTTAAAGAAAATATTAAAGAAACACACAACACAGAAATCGCCACTGAAAATTCAGTCGATGAAATTCTCAATCTCTGGAAACCAGACTTAAACCAACTCAATGTCTGGTTACAGCGTTCAGGTGAAATGCCAATGACTGAAACACTGGTCAAGCAGCTACTCATTGAAATCAATGCTCACTACGAAACACAGCTAAAAGCTGGGTTGCTTACTGACAACCAGATGTATTCAAAATTCGTGAAGTGGGTGAAACGCGAATTCAAGAAACCAGCACCTAAAACACAATCTTCTGTTCAACAGACCAATCTTCGCAATGTGAACGATGCTTGGGGTGAGGTAGAGCAGTATGCACCTGTAGTCGATGATGTAGACACGGAGGGCATGCTATGAACGCAATGCACACTCAGTTTCAACAAACGATTCAGCTCTCTTCTGAATTCTGTTCAAAGCACAGCGAAGCAATGGTCACGATGTTTGGCCGGTCCGTTTGCAAATCATGCGCAGTTGAAGCAGTGACCAAGGCTCAAGATGAACATGCTCACTCTGTAAACCAGATGGTTCGTGAAAAACACTTCGCCGGAGCCATGCTGCCTAAACGTCATGCTGAAAGTGGTTTTCTCAATTACCAGGTTAGTAACGACGGCCAGAAAACTGCAAAGCATCAGTGTGCCACTTTCGCTAAAGACTTCAACAAAGGGGTGCAGCGTAATCTGATCATGGTGGGACGTACTGGTACAGGTAAAACCCATCTTGCGTGTGCTGTGGCCCGTAACGTTCTGGATAAACAGAAATATGCCCGTTATGTGACTTCTGAAGACATGGCAAACGAGATTGCGAATGCATGGAAGAAAACAGACGACAACGAAAGTAATGCGGTGTTCCGTTTTGCTGAATATGACTTGCTGATCCTGGATGAATACGGCCTGAATGATCAACACGAAAACCGCTTAAAGCTGGTCCATAAAGTTCTCTATGCCCGTTATGACGAAGCAAAGCCGACGATGTTGATCTCTAACTGGACCATCAAGCAGCTTGAAGAAAACTTGGGTGATCGTTTGTGGTCCCGGTTCCAGCATGGCGGATTGACGGTAGTTCAGTGCAACTGGGCTGATGCGCGTATCGGAGGTGCTCTATGACCCACAAATCAACATGCCTCTGCTTCACATGCAGCAAGGCTAAGCGTAGAGCCAGTTCCAAGCGTACTCCGAAGCCAAAGCAGTACGAGTACAAGAATCTGGATATGAGCAAGATTGATCAGTACAGCGAACAGCGAATCAGAGCGTTGTGGAGTATGGGAGGTGGGGTGTGAAGAAAATTATTAGCTTTAGCGGTGGTCGTACATCTGCTTATCTTGTGAATTTATTTAGAAATGATCCGGATGCTCATTTTGTATTTATGGATACAGGGGCGGAGCATCCTGCAACCTATCATTTTATTAAAGATATCGTGAAGCATTGGGGCATTGATCTTGTTTGTCTAAGGGTGGTTGTAAACCCGGAAATGGGCAAAGGTGGTAGTTACAAGCAAATCAGTCTGAGTGAGCTAAAACAGGATCTTGAGCCATGGAAAGAGATGTTGGCAAAGTACGGTGCACCAGCTTTTGATATGGCGTATTGCACAGCCCGAATGAAGACTGAGCCTTTTGAAAAATACTGTGATGAGAAATTTGGTAAAGGCAATTATGAGCGCTGGATCGGAATTAGAGCTGATGAGCCTAAGCGGTTGCCAGCTGAGGTGCTAGAGGGTTTGGGCTTTCCGGTTCCGGAGAAAGTTGCGCGCCAAAAGCGAGGCTTTCGTTATTTGGGTGAGATATCTGAATTCTCAAAAGATGACATTTTGGACTGGTGGGAAAAACAGCCATTTGATCTAGCAATTACTGAACATCTTGGCAACTGTGTTTTTTGTATCAAGAAGGGACTGAACAAGGTTGCTTTGGCGGCAAAGGATGAGCCTGAGCAGTTTGTTAAGTGGGTTGAAGTTACTGAAGGTGCAAGTGTCAGAACTGAGGGTCGCAAACACAACCATAAGCGCATGTATCGCCAAAGATTACATGCGAGTGATATTGCAGAAATCTACAAGGATCAAAGTCGCGATGAATTATTTAAAGCACTAAGAAGTAGTAAGCGTTATGAGTCTGGATCATGTTCAGAATCTTGTGAAGCAATAGTGTGAGGTGCGGCATGAACACTACTCAATCACACAGCTACATGTTCGAAATGACGCTTGAAATCGTGTTGTTTATTACGTTCCGGACAAAGAAAACCTATGTGCAGGATGTTTTGGATGATGTGGTTTCAGGCGCAACAGGTAGAACGGTTCAGCGTTATTTGTCATCACTTGAGAAGCTTGGATTTATTGAAGGTGATGGCAAGTGCCCGCAAGGATTCTTGCCGACTAAAAAAGCCAAACAACTATTTGGAGCAAATCCATGAAAAAGACAAAACAAAAACTATCCGCAACTTGGGAAATTCTATCCACAGCTGAGTATGTGGAATCACTGGATCGCAATGTAAATGACGATGATCTGGTGAAGATTTACCAGGGTTCATTCGTTCCATTGTTTCTGGCTCATCGTGTAGAACGCAAGCAAATCTGGAATGTGACAATCAAGACTATCGCCAAGGCTGACGATGGCACTTTACATGAGCATGAAATGGAATGGTCTTTCAATAAACCAATGAGCATCAAGGAAGTGATCAATGGTGCTAAGCATATCAAGGTTGAAAGCGATGGCATCAAGACACGCTGGCAAGGCGTATCAAAGCAATGGCTTGATGCAGTGGATGAAGATTTAAAAGGGCTTACAGCTGTGAGTGCGTGGGCTACTGCAACGTGTGTGGGGATGGTTGAGCAGAGAAATCCAGCAGCGGTGCTGCTAGGCAAGATGATCAGTTGGGGAGCCACCGCATGACTAAGCATGACAACGTGAGCCGTCCGGGCCATTACACCAAAGGCAACATTGAATGTATCGAAGCAATGCAAGCCATGATGACCCATGAGGAATTCATAGGATATCTGCGCGGCAATATCTTTAAGTACCAGTGGCGCTATAAGCACAAGAATGGTTTAGAGGACTTGAGAAAGGCTCAATGGTATCAGAACAAGTTGATTGAAGTTGAATGCTACAAGAGCACACCAACCGCAATCCTCGAAGCTGAGCGCCGGAAGTGTGAGCACTGCTGGGTTGATGCAACAGTAGATGGTTCGGTACGGGGCTGCATTAAGTGCGGACAGTGTCGGGAGGAAGGGTGATGAGTGAGTTTGAGAAATATAGAGCAACATTGCCGCTTCACCAAATGCTAGTTTCGGCAAATTGCTGCAAACATGCATTTGAGTACCAACAAGCCATCATCGATGACCTAAAAGCCCAGCTCGAAAACATGGAGCAGTGTTATATCGAGAAGAAGAAGCAGGTTGAGGCTGTATCAAAAGTGCTTTGTGAGCTTAAGGAATCCATGATTGATTTTCAGGAAATGGATTTATACGACAAAGGTCATCGGGTTACTACTGAATATGTGATTACTGATTTAGAAGAAGCCCTGCGAGGTGAGCATGAAGGCAATTAAGATTCCTTGTGAACATGATCTGCTTAATAGTAATCCTGAAGTTTGGGCAGATGCAGTTATGCGTTGCAAGGGTGGCAATCCGTACTGTGGTGCTGATGGGTATTGTCATGCAGGTGGAGAGTGTTTTGCAGATCAAAAGCTTACAAGGGAGCAGGCTATTTTAGAAGTAGACCGCTTGGCTCAGGAGCTTTATGAGGCAAAGCGAGAGAATGATCTCTTGAGAGCTTTACCTGCAAAGCTTATTCGACAATTAGAGATTGCGCTGGAGCACAACAAGAAAGCTGGCCAGTCACAACGAGTTTTTGCAATCAAATATTGTATTGCTGAGATTAATAAGAATTTGCGAGGTGCCAATGACTAACCTTCGCATTACTGCAACACAAGCGCGTAAAGCCGGACTAGGCCCTCGATTTGGTGTGAAAACCAAGTCGGGGAAGCGCAAGAAGAAGCCTAAATACGGCAATAAGCGCGTTACTAATCAGTTTGGTACTTTTGATTCGCTCAAAGAGTACCGTCACTTTCTAAAGCTCAAGATGCGCGAAGAGGCAGGGGAGATTCGTGACCTGCAACATCACGTTGTCTTTGAGTTAGCACCAAAGATTAAATATTCAGATGCAGAGCGCGCTACTCCGGCTCTGCGTTATGAAGCGGATTTTTCATATTGGGCCGGTACTGAATACATTGTGGAAGATGTGAAGTCAGAAATTACCAGAGAGAACACGGTCTATAAGATGAAGCGCCACCTGATGCTGGTAGTGCATGGAATCGAAGTAAAAGAGATTTAGAAAAGGGGAACGGGAATGGATGGTTTTGAGTTTTTAGCATGGGTTTTAAGTGTCTTTCTAATCATAAGCTTAGTTTCTTCACTTGTAGTAGCTGTTGTGGCTTGGAAAGTCCGTAAAAACAGCGAAAAGGAATTTAAAAGTCGCAAGAGTCGCAGATGGGAGGGCAGATGATGAAAAGTGAAGATAAAGCCACAGTATTAATCATAGCGATATTCATGCTTGCAATGGTGTTGCTCGGAATATTTGGGAAATAAGGGGGAAAGCAATGGAGAACGCAGTAATTTACGAAGTGGGCACCTTTGAAAAGTATGAAGAAGGATTTCATGCGTTCTTCCGTTGCCTGGATAAGGATCGAGCCGTAGAGGTTCTTAATGTGACGAGAGAGATTGTCGCAAAAGTACCAGAGTACGTGTGGTCTCAAACAGATGAGGAATACATGAAGGTAGTCAGGCTGTGCGAGGGTCTCAATAAAGAATTTGAACAGAGAACAGGTAAGAAGTTTGACATCACCATGTATGGCGGTGATCTCTACACAATAGAAATGCGTGAAGAGCAGTTGGATAGATAAGGGGAACGGGATGAATGCGGCAGTGACGAATCGAGAAAACTTTGAATGGCTAGGTAATCAAATACGGGCTAAAACAGCCTGTTATGAGGTAAGCATTAGAGCTACAGGTGAGCGTCCACCAAATTGGGAGGAGAAAGCTGGCGCATTCGCAAAAATGGAAGATGATTTGCAGAAAGACTTGGCACTGTTATTAGCATTTGGAGACTATGCCGATAATACAGTGCAGTTTAAGAATGTTCAGGCTTTTCTGTTTAAAGCGATTTATGCTGTAGCGTCACAGGAAAAAACACGTAAGCCAGGTCTTGATAAGCTGTGTAATCAGATTGCTCGCATGGAATTATACTTTTACTTTCATCCGCATCTTGAAGCTAAGTTTACTGGTGAGGGTAGATTGTGGTTTGCAGGCGTGGAAATTGCCTATAAGACATATCAGAACAATTGGAAGCACTTTGGAGATGCAGCAAAAATGATGCTTGAGGAAGCTGAGATTGCAGCGAGTGACATCATTGCCAAGTACAGAAAAGATTTACGAAAACAATAATTGACTAAATTCAGCCCGTTAGTATATAGTTTTTATATACTGGTCGTATTACGGTTCAACCGAGACCAATCTCAAGAAGCTCACTATTTTAGTGGGCTTTTTTCGTTTCTACGGAGTGATAAAATGGCCTGGCTCTCAAATCGACATGCACCAACCAAACCCAATCAATTATGTACTCTAGCAATCAAAGTAGATGACGAATCAATTGATTATCTCCCTGCGATTTGGGATATATGCGATGGTGAAGATAAATACTTTACTTTGACTGTGGACCGGCCTGATCTGGGTGATGTAATTCGATTAAATCAGGTCGAAGCCTATATGACTTATCAACCCTTAACTGCTGAAGATAAGAAGAAGTTTTAATAAGCTCATCGAAAGGTGGGCTTTTTTTGTGTCTGAAATAAACCTGAATAATTGGTGATCTTATGAAATAACGTCAGCCATTAGGTAACTCGGATTTGTGACGCTGTGCATTAACTTGCTCAGCTAAAAGCGCAAACGGTGGGATGCAGAAACCAGCCGTATAAATCGGTTTGAATCCAATGTGATTTCGTCACGCATTGAATGAGCCTCAGAGTAAATTACAGAATTGGGGTGACGCCCCGACATAAATGAAGTTGAAAGCCAAGAAGTTAGATCGATAGCTCATTTCGTATGATGGATTGGTGAGTAGCGGTAGGTCAGTTGCCGAGCTGGTCAATATCGTAATCTAAGGCAGGGTGTGGCAGATCACCACATCCTTTTTTATACGCCATTAGCTCAAACGGATAGAGCATGGGTGTTCTATACCAATGGTTGTAGGTTCGAGTCCTACATGGCGTGCCAGATGCTACCCTCACAAATAAGGGAACCAAAATGAAGCGCGAAGGTTGGGATGGTTAGAGAGGTGTTTTGATGGGGTGACTCTCAAATATGCAATTTTTCTGCTTTTACTGTTGGCGATTTGGTATCATTAACCCAGAGGTAAGGTGCTATGCTCATAAATCGTGATCGTGAAAAGCTTCTGCATTCTGTAGCGTTTTTTGCAAAAAACGTAGAGAAGTGCGGAAAGATTAAATTGTTCAAGCTTTTATATTTTCTTGACTTTGAACACTATAAATTAACTGGTCGCAATGTAACTGGAATGGATTACTTTGCATGGCAAATGGGGCCTGTGCCGGTAGAGTTATTTGATGAAATAAATTCGCCTGAGCCAGATATGGCAGAAATTTTAAGCTTCAAAGAAATTCCTGTGTATCAGGGTAAAAACACAATGCTTAAGGTGGAAACCAAAAAAGACTTTGATTCTAGTTATTTTACAAAACGAGAATTAAAGATTATGAATGACCTTGTGGCTGCCTATAGATACACTCTTGCTGACGATATGATTGAGGCAACCCACCTAGAAAATTTGCCTTGGCATCAAATCTACCATATTGAAAACAATAAACGCGGTCTAATTCCATACGATCTTGCTTTTAGAAGACAAGAATATGATGAGATGAAGCGTATTGCTCAGGATCGATTAGAGGTTATCGAAAAACTATCATGACACCAGGATCGGTATTTTTTGACACTAATTTTAGTTTTCATGATGGTGAGTCAGGGGAAAAGCTTTTTGTTGTGCTTGGTTGGGATAGTGGAGTTGCAATTGTAGCTAAAACCACATCAAGACAACATGGCAGAGGAACAACATTTGGTTGTCAGCCAAATGATCGACTGCATAATTTTTACCTCCCTCAGCACTCTTGCTACTTTAAAAAATGTACCTGGGTTTGCTTGGATGAATTTTATGAATTAAATGCAAATGAAGTACTGCAAAAAAGATTTTCAGGGATTATTAGCCCTGTTTGTAATTTAACTTCAGATATATTGAAGAAATTACAATTATGCGCATTAGAAAGTCTGGATATATCGGGTAGGCATGAGAATATTATTGAATCATCATTAGTTTGATATAAAAGATATTGAAAAGGCGCTATTAGGCGTCTTTTTTATTTGGAGTTGAGCCGATGGATAAGCAAACACTCATTTCAATTGCTATCGGCTTGGTTCTGGGTGTAATGCTGGTGCTAATTAGTCGACACATTACTTTTGTAATCATGATGGTCTTATGCATCTGGTTACTCAGATTGTTATTCAGTAAATATTAAGCCCTCTTCGGAGGGTTTCTTTTTGGGGTGAACATGAACCGGAAACAAAAGAAAATTAAGCGTTAAGCAGATGACCGAGTATTTGAATTACGTGCATGATTTTACTGTCACGCAGTTGGGTATTCATTTGAATGTGCCGGATGATTTGAGGTGGTGTTGGGTGGATAATTAACTTGAACTTATTTAAGATCAAATAGGGGTCATAGTTGAATTATTAAAATGCAAAGAGAAAAACTGTTCGAAGCTTCACTTCAAATGATTGGGGAATTGAAGCAGGAAATCATAGAGAGCGATGTGATGGACTGCGGTCCTCGTTTAGAGTTGGTTGAGCAATGTATTTATATTTCATTTGAGCATGGGATTGGGGTAAATGGTTTATTATCCATGGGGTTGCCTATCCAGGCGATGGTATTATTTCGATCTCAATTTGAGGCAGTAGTCAGGTCCTATTGGTTACTTTTCATAGCCTCTAATCATCAAGTGGCGAAGCTAAATTTTAGCTATACATTTGAAGAGCAATTTGAAAATGATACTTGCCCAATGGTAAGTGAAATGCTGGAAAAGCTAAGTAAGGTAGATTTGCCTGCTAAACCAGTAATAGATCATTTATGTGATTTTAAAAAATATCACCTTAAGCAACTGAATTCTTTAGTGCATACTGGAAAACAATCATTTAGCAGGGATGTGATGGGTTTCAATGATGAGATGCTGCTAACGCTGATGCGGCAATCAAATAATCTGATTACTATTGCAGCACAAATCATGTTGAAACATACGGTGCCTGACAAGCAAAAGTTTATACATGTTTTGGTAAAAAAATATCGCAACTGCTTTTATCTGGAGGAAGATGTGGATCCTAGAGTGAAAGATCGAGTTGAAAAATATTACACAGATGGATATTTAGAATAAGACCTCCTCCGGGAGGTTTTTTAATGATTAATTTTTGAGGCAGGCTTGAATAAAAATATTCCATCCCGAAGTTATATGTTCATTATTATTTTTATGAGAAAAATATGAGCGAAAAACGTGAGGCTAAATATAAAGTTGGGGACAAGGTTAAACTTAACGTAGGCGGGCCTGATATGGCTATAAGAAGCGTGGAGGAAGATTATCGATATAAGACCTTCACGGGTAATTATAAATGCCAGTGGTTTGCTGGAAAAAAACTGGATGATGGTATATTTCCAGAAGAAAGCTTAATAGAGATTATAGAAACAACTGAAGAAACTCCCAGGCACAATGATGAAACTTGATCAAGTAATCGATTGGATGCTTGCCAATCTTGAGAAAGATGGGTGTCTCTACCAAGAAGATGTTGTTGATTATCTGGTTAAAAATAACCAAATGAATTTTTTAAAAGAAAATTCAGATGGCAATCTAGTTTTAAAATTAAGCGTAAATAGCGCTTTCAAGACGCAAACTGAAGATAATGTAGTTTGGGTAAAACCAGACCGTTATTGGCGTTATAGAGTTCCTGAAGATGAGCCGGGCCGAGAGGCTAGAGGTTAACAATAAGCTGCCATAAGGCGGCTTTTTTTATGAGGTAAATATGTCAGAACAATACCCTGGCGCAGAACCACTTGTGGATGATCGTCATGAGTTGTTCTGCCATGAATATTTAATTGATCTTAGTATCAAGAATGCAGCAGCACGAGCCGGATTTAGTGAAAGAAGTGCTCGTCAACATGGTTGGGTGGTTTTCAATCGTCCAGAAGTTAAAGAGCGGATTGCTTTTCTGCGTGAAGAGCGAAATCGAGAGCTTGGGTTAGATAGCTATTATGTATTGAAAAACCTCAAATCTATAGCTGAAAGATGCATGCAAGCTGAAGAGGTGATGATTGATGGTGAGCCCTCTGGTGAGTTTAAATTTGAACATTCGGGAGCGAATAAAGCCCTTGAGCTCATTGGTAAACACATTGGTATGTTCAACGACAAGGTAGAACATACTGGTAAGAATGGCGGGCCAATCCAGACAGTCAATACAACCATTACTTTGGATGAGTTTAAAAAAGCCCGAGAGGATATTTTAAATGACTACTGAAGCGAGAGATGTGGCAATACAAGTTGAAGCTCAAGAGGATTTGTATTTCTTCTCTCGCTATATGTTCAAAGAACGTCGTAAGTATAAGTGGATGCATAACTGGCATCATCGGGTGGTCTGCGATGCACTTATGAAAGTTTTCCGCGGTGAAACAAAACGCTTAATCATTAATATTCCACCGCGTTACTCCAAGACTGAACTAGCTGTAATTAATTTTATGGCTTGGTGCTTTGGTAAGGTGCCGGACTGCGAATTTATTCATGTGAGTTACTCTGCCACATTGGCTGCAAATAATGCATTTCAGACTCGTAATCTGGTCCAAGAGCCCGCTTTTAAAAAGATATTTCCTGATCTAATACTGCGTGATGATAGTAAGGCTAAGGATGACTGGCGCACTGTTGCTGGTGGTGTATGCTATGCACAGGGTACAGGCGGAACTATTACGGGTTTTGGTGCGGGTAAGATTAGAGAGTCTTTTGGGGGTGCAATCATTATTGATGACCCGCATAAAGCAAGTGAAGCCAGCTCCGATACCATTCGTAAGAATGTCATTGAGTGGTTCCAAAACACGCTTGAATCAAGGACCAACTCACCAGATACACCAATTATTGTGATCATGCAGCGACTTCATGAGGAAGATTTAGCCGGCTGGTTGCTTGATGGGGGGAATGGAGAAGAGTGGGAACATCTTTGCCTTCCAGCGATTCAACCCGACGGTTCGGCATTATGGCCAGAGAAACATAGCATAGAACGGCTCAAAGTAATGGAAGACACAGCCCCTTATGTGTTCTCGGGACAATACAGACAATTACCATCACCGCCAGCAGGCGGTTTTTTTAAGCCTGATCGAATTGAAATTGTAGAGACGTTACCGCCTGACATTGTCAAAGACATACGGGCTTGGGATCTGGCAGCCTCTGAAAATGAAGGCGACTGGACTGCCGGCCCTCGTATGCTAAGAACCAAAAGCAATCAGATCTATATTGTAGATATGGTACGTGGGCGATGGGGGCCGGAAGGTGTAGAGAATACCCTGAAACAGACTGCACAAATGGACGGTAGGAAGGTCCACATTCGGTTGCCACAAGACCCGGGCCAAGCGGGAAAATCACAGGCTAAAAACTTTATCACCATGTTATCTGGCTTCAATGTCAAAGCTGAAACTGTATCGGGAGACAAGATTACCCGTGCCCAGCCGTTTGCTGCTCAAGTCAATGTGGGCAATGTGAAAATGCTAAAGGGTGACTGGAATAAGGCCCTGATAGAAGAATTGCGCAACTTTCCAAATGGCAAGCATGACGATCAGGTAGACGGATTAAGTGACGGTTTTAATGAACTAAGTGATCCACCTAAAGCACGAACAATCAACTTACGGACGACTTACTAATGTCAGTAGATACAAAACATAAAGACTATGCAGACATCGAGAAGCGCTGGAAAACGGTTGAAGATGTTTGTGCTGGGGCCTATGCCATGAAGCAGGGTCGGGAAAACTACCTACCCAAACCGAATGCGAGTGATGATACGGTTGAGAATAACGCCCGGTATGATGCTTATTTAAACCGGGCTGTTTTTTTTGAAGTCACCAAAGATACGCTGCAAAAACTGATTGGGATTGCATTTGCTGAAGATCCGGCATTTGATCCTGATGGCATGGATTTCTTGGCAAGTAATGCAGATGGATCAGGAAAATCCCTGTTTCAGTTGAATCAGACTGCACTGGAAGGATTGCTTAAAAAAGGCCGTGGCGGTTTCTTTGTGGACTATCCAAAGACCGAACGCAGCACTTCACTGGCTGATGTGGAAAAGCTGGGTATTCGTCCAACTGTAATTTACTACAAGGCGGAGAATATCCTGAACTGGCGTGTAAAACGTGTTGGTTCACTCTATAAAACGTCTTTAGTGGTTTTAGCTGAGAAAGATACTATTGTTGATCCGCTGAATGAATTTAGTCTTAAAGAGATCAAGGTTTACCGCGTACTGCGTCTGGACGACAATAACGAATACTGCGTGCAGACTTATTCAGATCGTACCGGGAATCTGGCAGCAGACAGTGAGCCTTATTATCCCACTCAAGCCAACAAACAGCGATGGAATGAAATCCCGTTTCAACCGCTTGGTTCATTCTCGAATGATTGGGCAATGGATAATATTCCGCTTGAATCCTTAGCGCTGATGAACATTGCTCATTATCACAACTCTGCGGAGTATGAGAACAGTGTGTTTTATGCAGGGCAGGTTCAGCCGGTCATGACAGAACTGGATTCTGAATGGCGTGACTGGTTGCAGGAAAAAGGGGTTCGGTTGGGTTCAGGAAATGTTCTGATGCTACCCGTAGGTGGGAAGTTTGATTTCGTTCAGCCTGATGAGCGCACTTTGGCTAAGTCAGCCATGGAAGCCAAAGAGAAATATATGGCCTCATTGGGTGCCAAGCTGCTTGAAGAAAATCAGGTGGTGAAGACTGCGACCCAATCAAACAATGAAGCCCTGTCACAGTACAGTGTTCTATCGCTTTGCGTGGCCAACCTGAATGAAGCTGCTGAAAATGTATTGCGCTGGTGTGCCATGTACTTTGGTGCAGGTGATAAAGCTAAGTTCAGTATCAAACAGGACTTTGCACGCGGCAAGCTCGGCACTGAAGACCTGAAGTTCTACTTTGAGCAGGTGCTGCAAGGCAAAATGAGTATGCGGACATTCCATGAGCTGCAAACCACCGGCAAAGTTCCAGAAGTTGATTTCGATGAAGAGCAGCTTCGAATTGAGCAGGAAAATGAAGGTAAAGCCGCTCTGCCAGTTGAGTAACCGTTATGAATCAACAAGTGTCTATGCTGGATGCTCTCACTCAGCATCAGGCTTATTTGCAGCGTGCCAGTACACAAGCTGTAAATGAAGTTCTCAAGCCATTTAACAGCAATTCAAACCAGATGCTATCTGAGCTGCGAGACCTGCTTGATGAGCTGTCAGAGAGCGAGAAAAGCGCTTTAGCTGGAGGTCAATATACAACGCCAGCATTGCGTGAGATTCGAGACCTGATTAGTGACTGGTTTACTGCATTAAATACTGCGTTGCCTGAAGTCTTTGCGGCATCTGCTGTGGCTTTAGCGGTTTATGAGGCCCAGTACATTTATAAGCTGATGGATGAAACAGCACCGGAAGTAGATGGTGAAAAGCTGCTTAAAGCTGCCAAGAAATTACCGTTTGCAGGTGGAAATCTGTTGGACCAGATGTTCTCAAAGATCAGTAATGATGTACGCGTCCGAGTGGAATATACCATCCGGGATGGTATTGCTCAGGGTCAGACCAATCAGCAGATCATACAGCGCATTAAAGGCCGTAAGGCTGTGGATTATCATGACGGCATTTTAAATCAGTCCAGACAGTCCATTGATGCGATTGTACGGACCGCGAGAAGCCATATTTCTAATATTGCTTATGAGAAGGCTTGGTCTGATCTAGACTTTGAATACTATAAATTCACCAGCGTAATTGATGGGCGCACAAGTAAGCTATGTGCCGGACTAGATGGAACGATCTATCCAAAAAATGATATTAAGCGAAGACCACCTTTACACATTAACTGCCGCTCAGCTCTGTTGGGAGTGGATAAGGATGGAAAATTGGTGAAAGGTAAACGCCCCTTTGTGCAAGATTCGCGGCCAGTTTCAAAAATTCCAAAAGATGAGCGTGAAGGAAAAATTGGACAAGTCGATAGCAATATGACCTTCAGGGAGTTCTTTGAGAAACGAGCTACAGAAAGTTTTAAACGAGAATGGCTGGGCGAAAAACGCTACAAGCTTATGCGTGATGGCAAGTGGCCTTTTGAGAAGTTCTTAGACCCACAAGGCAAGCCTTACACATTGGCAGAACTTGAAGCACTGGACCGGAAGACATTTAAGGAGTTGGGACTATGATAGGTCAAGCATACGTTTTGTATTTCATTATTTTGCCTGCAATATTTGGACTGCTTGGAGTTGCTTGGCTACTTCATGAAGTTTATGTGAATGTTTTTAGTTGCCAATGCCACGAGTGTCGAATGCATCGTATATATGGTGGCGACTTTAATAAATGCAAAGACGGTGGATTTAAGCCGAATAATTAACCCAAATCCAAACCTAGACCCAAACGGGTCTTTTTTTATGCCCGCAGTTTGTGACTGCACAACGCTCGGAGAGCACAATGTTTGAATATGAACTCGATAGCCTAGAGGGCTTGGAAGAAGCACATAAAGCATTTTATGAAGAAAAAGACGGCAAGTTCTTTTTAAAAGTAAAAGGCGTTCCACAGCCGCAGAACGATGAGGGTTTGCGGAAAAAAGTTGATGAGTTGCTGGCTGAAAAGAAAGCGGAACAGCAAAAACGCAAAGAAGCTGAAGATCTGGCCTGTAAAGAAGCTGAAGAAAGCGCCCGTAAGAAAGGCGACATTGATGCTTTGGAAAAGTCTTGGAAGGAAAAACTAACAAAACGTGAAGCTGAGCTGTTAAATGAAAAGCAGTCGCTTGAAGCGCAAGTCTACAAATTAACAGTCGGAAGTAAGGCTACTGAACTGGCAGCAAAACTTGCTGTGCCGGGCAGTGATACAGTTTTGCTTCCACATATCATCAATCGTCTACAGGTCGAAACTGTAGATGGTGAAATTAAAACTCGTGTTCTTGATTTGCAGGGCAAGCCAAGCGCATTGAGCATTGAAGATTTAGAAAAAGAATTTCGTGCGAATGAGGCGTTCAAGCCTTTGATTCGTGCGTCAGGTGCATCAGGAAGTGGGGCTAATGGTGCTAATCCTGGCGGTGGTGCTGCCAAGAAACCAAGTGAAATGTCTTTAGCTGAACGCGCTGAGTGGCAAGCTCGTGATCCGGTAGGATTTGAGCAAGCTCGTGCAAATGGCGATTTTAACAATTATTAGGAGTAACTTATGGCTACATTAGCCCAAGTATTTAACCGTGCAGTTCTACTGTCATACATTGCGCCAGACCCGATGAAAGTATCACCATTGGTCCAGTCTGGTGCTTTTGCCAGTGATGGTCGATTGCGCCCACTATTGACCAGTGGTGCCAAGACTTTTGAAGTGCCATATATCAATGGTATCGGTGGCAACCTGGAACCAAACTACAGCAACACTATTGTGACTGACCTTGCAGAAGGTCGTGAAATTGATGCTGGTTCAATGACTGGCCGTATTGCATTCCTGAACGAAGGTTTTCTTGAATCAAATCTCGGACAGTACCTTTCTCAGGTCAATTCGCTTGAACTCATTGGTGGCCTTATCAATGGATATTGGCAGGATGCTGGTGAAAACCGGGCACGCGCCACAGTAATTGGTTTGCGTAATTATGATCAGGCCAACGGTAAATCATTAACTGTTGATATTTCCAAGACCTCATCTGCTAATGAAGCATCTGGTTTTAGTGTAGATGCATTCATTGATGCTGAATCAACCATGTCGCGCAATCGTCGTGGCAATGGTGTGATCTTTGTTCACCCTCTGATTGCGGCAAAAATGCGTAAGCAGAATCTGGTTGAGAAGGTGACTAACAGCGCCAACTTGCCGCCAGTTGATGTTTATAACGGGCGCACCGTAATTGAAACAGATTTCGGCACCAAGATCGGCAGCGGTGTTAATGCTCAGTTTGTCTCGATTCTCGCCAGTAATGCAGCATTCTCTTATGACGCGGTACCGGGGCCAAAAGATATGACCCTTGATGAATCACAGGCAACCGGTAACGGTGGTGGTCATGACCGTCTATGGACTCGTCGCAATATGCTGATTCACCCACAAGGCTTTAGCTTCGTTGCCCCAGAAAACACTTTAACCGGTGGTACGAAGAATGAGTCGCTATCTGCTTCATGGGGTGACCTCCAGAAAGCTGAAAACTGGGCAATGGTCAGCGGTGCTTCATCTGTTCCATTCCGTTTCCTAATCACCAATCTATAAGGAGTAGGACATGCTTCCTAAAGACTTAGTAAAACCGGCTATCAATTACACGTACCCATCGGAGCGCGCCTACATTGATGAGTCGGGCAGCACTTTAGCCAATGGTAAGGTTTTTGATGAAACCAAGTCTGGTAAAGACTACGGCATTAAAGACCCGGCAGTAACTGAACCGATTACTGGTACAAAAAGTGAAACTGGTAATGGCTCTGGAACCCCATAAGGAATAACTCATGAACTACGTCACTGTTGATACCGTCACTGAAAAGCTTGGGCCTTTATGGTGGGGCAATGGTGACGCAGCGCAAGCTGTTATTCGAGCAAATGCCTGGCTGAGTGCTAGGCCTTTGCGTACTTTTGAACAAGATTTAATACCAGATAATGTAATGCTAGCCGGTGCTTATTTAGCAAAACTGGCAGCAAATGGACAGCTATATGCTGACCGAACCGAGGGGCTTGTGGCTTCTGAGCGTGTAAAGGCCGATACAGTAGAAGCTGAAGTTACTTATGTGAAAGGCTCGGAGATAGGTAGATTAGGGGATATGGATTTTATTTCTGATCTACTTTTACCTTATCTAAAGAAAGGTTTTGCATTTAGTGCACCAGTAGTTAAGTGAGGTGATCATGGGATTGCGAGACCAGATACAGTTAAAAATTAGCAAAGCTTTTGATGGAAAGCTCTCTGATGCAATAACTCCTTTCACCTGTGCACGAATAACAAAGGGTAATTGGGACCCGGTAGAAGAAACTTACGATGAAACCCGATTTGAATACTCAGGTCGGTGTGTGGCTGGCTCATACAATCAGCAGGAAATCATCACTTTAGGAGTACTTGCCACAGATAAAAAGGCCATGCTTCTGCAGAATGAAGTCACAGCAGAGCCAATGGTTGATGATGAATGGCGGTTAAGTGATGGTAAATATCGGGTGATGCATAAGAAGCAAGATCCGGCAGGTGTATCGTGGACTATCCAGCTAAGGAAGGTGTAATGATTGAGATTGATGATTCGAATCTGATTTCACAGGCGTTAAGTGAAGAAGGTGTGTATCACGTAGAGGTAATGAAGCCATCTCAGAAGATTTCTAAGGTACTCCTAAATGGGGTTGATGCCAGACATGTTATTTTTGCCGATACTAATAAGGGCTATATTATCCGTGCAAAACAAAATTTAGGTGGTCAGCTACTTACCTCTGGCGATTCCATAGCATATGAAATTATTTTTGGGAAAGTAGAGGTGATTCTAAATGGACTGGAAAAACAAACCGAGTAACTTTTCATTCAACGTGAAAGCGGATGCCGAGAAGTTAATTAAAAATATTGCGGCTGATGTGGCTCAGGGTGTGGTTATGGCAACGCCAGTCGATACGGGTACTGCACGTAATAACTGGATAATTTCAGATAAACCGGATTATTCAGTGAATGAGGTCTCGGATAAGTCAGGACAGGGTGCACTTCAAAAAGCATTTGTCTTTATTTCCCAAAATGCAAAGCTGGGTTCGATGGTCTATATCCAGAATAACTTGCCATACATTGAACGGCTTGAAGATGGTTATTCTCAGCAGGCACCAAGCGGTATGGTAAGCACAACAATGGCAGCAGTCAGACAGAAGTACGGTGGCTAGTATGGCAATGACCCTTGAAGAAGCCCGACAAGTTATAACATCACGGCTCACTACATTTACAGGGATTACTCAGGATCGAGTCCAGTATCCCAACTCGCCTAACTTCACAGTTCCGACTACTGGTCTTTGGTGTCGCATTACCATCAACTATGGCCCGAGCTTCATTTCAGGTTTAGGTAATGGCCTGTGCTACCGGGATGTTGGACAGATTGCGATTCAGTGTTTTGGCCGGAAGAATACTGGTGAGAAGGCGCTGACACAGCTTGCCGATTACTGGCGTGATCATCTTCGTGAACTGGCTGTAAGTCATTTGGAAATTCCTTTAGTCCATGCGCCAAGACGTTCGGAAGATAGTGACTTTGTGCAATATCTGATACTTGCTGATTTCAGAGTCAATTAAAAACATTCAATTTATCCACCGCCTTAATTGGCGGTTTTTTATGCCAAAAAATAAGGAGAGCAAAATGAGCTCTGGTGCAAAAATTCGCCTCTACTATGCAGCAGAGGAAACCCCAGAAGTATTGCCAGCTGTACCCGTATGGAAAACAGTCCGCCGAGTCACAGATGGCCTTTCAGAGTCAGTAACTACCGAAACCTCAAATAGCGTTTCAGATACACGTTTCCGTCAAGGTGGGATGGCGACTGAAGCAGAGATTACTGGCTCGCTTGAAGTTGAGCTATCAATCGGCCTGTTTGATGATTTCTGGTCAGCAGTTGCTATGAATGAGTGGGTAGCCAATGTATTGAAGTTTGGTGGTGATGTTCGAAAAACATTTACCTTCGTTAAACACTATTCAGATACGGGCCAAGTCTTTATCTATCGCGGTGTCCGTATCAGTGAGGCCTCACTATCTATTGCGACTACAGGCAAAATCACAGCAACCTTTGGGCTTGTTGGGACCGACTTTGAGCGCACTACTGTAAACCCAGTGGTTGATCCATTGCCTGTACCTGAAGCTGTTATGGTTTCTGCTCTGAATGTAGGTGACTTGACGGTAAATGGACAAGGTATTGTCGGTACATCCTGCTTGCAGTCACTTGAACTTAATATCTCCAATAATCTTGAAGCAATTCGCTGTATCGGTAATCAAAAGCTTTCAGCTCAAACTTATCTGGAAAAGATGGTCGATATTACGCTGAGCACCCAGTTCATTTTCTCAAGTCAGGCAGCTGGTTACATCGATTATGTGAAATCTCGCGATACCATGCCGTTAGCATTCTCTATTGAAGATAGTGAAGGGAATGGATATGCCTTTGAGTTCCCTGAACTGGAAGTGTCAGAAGCCAATCACCCGGATGGTGGCGGTGAAGACACAATCATGCTTGATGTGAGCTTTAACCATATCAATGTATCGCCAGTGATTACACGAATTATCGCACCTTAACCTTTTGGCCCTTCGGGGCCTTTCTTTTTGGGATAGAACCATGGCTTTAAAAGTCGCAATTACTCAAAACAAAGAAGTATCAGCATGGCGCGAATTCCAGGGCGCTGAATTTAAAATACGTGGCATTGCTTACAAGGCATTCCAGGTCGCCGAAGAACGCGCTCGGAATCAGGTTGTATCTAAAGGATACGATGTTTCATTAGCTGGTAATGATGACAAGCTCTTTCATGAGCTCCTATTAGAGGCAGTGGCATCACATCTTATTGAAGACTGGAAAGGTGTGGAGTTTATTGAAAATGGTGAAGTGATTGAGCCGCCATATACACCCGAGAATGCCTACAAGCTTTTAAAAAATACAGATATTGGGCTCAATCTCTGGCTTTTCATTAAAACAGAATCAGAAAAACTGCAAAAAGAGGCCGATGGATTTCGTGATGAAGTCGTGGGAAAGTCACCGAGCTCTACCAGTATCTCAACCGATACGCCGGACTCAGCGAGCACGAAATAAAGCAAAGGGAGGCACTGGGAATTAAGCAGCCTGATCCACCTATATATTCCTTTGTGGCAAACGCCTTGCTCGAAGCATACAACACGATTGCCCGCTCTCGGCGGTATGAACAGGGCACACCACTTTCACTCAGTATTGCCGATCTAAATGCTTACTGCGAACAGTATGAGTTACCAGTAGAGCGATACATCTTCAATGCTGCCATCTTTGCAATCGACAATATTTATCTGGATGAAGCATTTAAAGCTCAAGAGAAAAGAAGTCGTGAGTTGAAAAGGAAGCGTTAGATTTGAAATTTAGACTATTTGTAAATTTTTTAACTAAGATAGAGGGGGTTGAGACGAAGAGTTTGCGATTCAAAGCACATATAGATGCTGTTAAACGACAAGTCGAGACCTTCGCTGTTGATAAAAATGATAAATGTCAACTTGACTTTTTGCGAAAACGTTATGTTGACGCTAGTATCATTATCGTCTAACATTACCTTCACTAACCTTAATGAACCTTAATGGAAAGTTATGGTTTAATTTGCTATCGGAGGAAAACTACAATGAATAACAACTTATTTAAATCTCGTTTAGCTGACGGCTATGGCATTGGCTAGTTTACAAAAGATTACAAATAAAGCATCCTATATTGGGTGCTTTATTTTTATGAGATAAATATGGAAATTGATAAGATTTTATTATTAAGAACAATTATTTTATTTTTACCTTTCATTTTGGTGTTTGCATATTTTAACTACAAGGTTAAAGATAATTTTTTTTTAAAGCCTCGAGCATATATTCAGTTAAATATAATTATGATATGCCTGATTATAATATTTGTTGAATTAGTTTATTGGAATATATCATTAGTAAACTATGGTTTTTTAAGTTTTTTTATTAGCTCTGTTAATACATCTAATACATCTAATACAATTCTCGTTCTGTTAGGAACCGTAGCGGCTGTCTTAGGGTGGTTATTCACTTGTAGAAGTGAGTCATTAAATGCAACTAGAACCCACTCCATACAGACTTTAATGGAATCCAGATTATCTGAGGTTTATATAAAACAAGTAGAATGTGCTACAGAAATATTCATTAGATTTAAGAAAAAATATGGTGAGAACTACAATCTCTCTGTTAAAGACTTTAGTGGCCTTAATGCTACAGAGAAAAATTCCATACATTATTTACTAAATTATATGGAGTTTGTTGCAGTCGGTATAAGGTTTGGCGATTTAGATGAAAACTTAATGAAAAATATGATGAAATCTATTATTCGTACAAACTATACATTTTTTGAAAATATTATTAAGGATAAACAGATTAAAGCACCATCAGTCTACGAACACTTAACAACATTGAATAAGCGTTGGAATTGTTAACTGATGCCACCTTCGGGTGGCTTTTCTTTTTGCTGTATAAAAAGTATCTTACTTCCTATAATAAATATTCGGGGTAGGTATGTGGAAGTACATTGGATTAATATTTATAAATTCTTTAGCAGTAAGTGCTTATGCAGGATTTGAAACACCTCAGGAGCAAAATAATAAAAGACTAGCTGAAAGATTAACTGAGACCGAAAGATATACTAAAAGTATCGTAGGAAGGACTGCTTGGTATAATTCTACAGGTTGCATAGCTGAGCCAATCTATTCTGACAAGCAACACATGACACATAATGATGCAGTCTATTCTACTAACAACGTTTATGTTCCTTTAGAATTTTTAGATGCTGAAATTTTGCAGGATACTTATCAGGATTATATAACTTTTAAAGTTAAAATTGACAATAAGGATGAAGGGTATATTAAAGTTGGTAGTGCCTCCCAAATAGAAATAAATGATAAGTCGTGGGGATGTTTCAAGGCTTCAAAGCCCCAAGCAAAAGAAGAAATAAAACCAAATGAAAAATACTCTAATGATATTTTATTCGGCTGGAGTGCCAGCTGCAGAAAAGACCCTTTTAATAGTAGAAAAATATGCCATGTTAGTAGAGACCAGTTGAGAGTTTTATATATTGATGGCAAGTATGCGGTTAGCGTGGGTAAAAATCATTATCCAGGTACTGAAAGCGCAATAAAGATTGATGATAATGTCCATTATTCGGGAAGAGAAGGCTTAATCAATCCAATGTATGCAAACTTAATAGTTAAACAAATGAAAGAAGGTAGCAAGGCAATAATCCGTTACAGAGAATGGCCTTATGACTATGACAAAGATTCCGAAGTGGACTTGACTGGTTTTACAAAGAAATTAAGTGAAATGTTAGAGTGGTATAAAAAACTTTAAATAAATTGGCCTGCTTAAGCAGGCTTTTTAATATTCTGAAATTAGCGCTTAAAAGCGCTTTTTTATTACCTAAAGGAAAGTGAGATGACTCAAGAATCCCGCTTGGTGGTCACTATTGACTCCAAAAATGCCGAAAGAAATGCTCGAAATCTGGCAATTGAATTAGAAAGTATCGAGAAGAAAGGTGATTTTGCCACCAAGTCCATGGATTCTATGTCAGTAGCTACACGCCAACTTGCTGGTTATATGGCTGGACTTGTAACTGTAGGGGCTGCTGTATCAAAAATAGATGCTTGGACAGGTTTGCAGAACCGACTCAAGTTAGTCACTAACTCTCAGATTGAATTAAACAAAGCAATGAGCGATACATTTGAGATTGCTCAGAAAACGCGTCAGTCATGGGATGCAGCAGCACAGGTTTATCAAGGTTTTGCGAACAATGCTAAGACCCTAGGTTTAAACATGCAGGAAACTGCACGTCTAACCGAAACAGTTTCTAAGGCAGTTGCAATCAGTGGGGCAAGTGCAGCAAGTGCTGAGGCTGCCTTAGTCCAGTTTAACCAGGCTTTAGCGTCTGGCACCTTGCGTGGTGAAGAGCTTAACTCTGTCATGGAGCAAACACCAGGACTAGCTAGAGCAATTGCACAGGGCATGGGCATTACAATAGGACAGCTTCGCACTGTTGCAGCAGAAGGCAAAATTACATCTGAAGTACTTGTTAAGGCCTTAAATAACTCGCAGCAGGCAGTAGATGATTTATTTGCCAAGACTGATGCCACTATTGGGCAATCACTGACTATGCTTAGCAATGAACTTACCAAGTTTGTTGGAGAGGCAGGCAAAAGCTCAGGGGCAGCAAATGCCTTATCAGGATCTATACAAATACTTGCTAACAACCTTGAGCTCATTGCTGACGGTGCCATGGTTGCTGGTATTGGTTACCTTGGAACAGCGATTGCTGCTAAATCTGCGATTGTTCAGAAAGATATTGCGGTCACTTTGGGAAGCATTGCAGCATCCAGAGAGAAGGCTTTAGCTGAGGCAGCAGAAGCAGCGGCTCAGGTTCGATTAACACAAGCTCAGGTTATCAATACCCAATCTACACTTGCAGCGATTGCGGCAGAAAAAGCTTTAGAAGTAGAGCGTTTAAAGGCTCAGATTAATGCAGTTGGTCGCACCAAATCTCTCACCCGAATGGCTGAGCTCAAGAAAATTGAAGCTCAAGCTACGAGAGAGCTTGCAGCAGCTGAAACAGCTTTAGCAGCAGCTCAAGCACGTAGTGCAGCTGCCCAGACTGCATCCGTTGGAATGATGGGCGCCATGGCTGGAGCTGGACGTACTTTACTCGGAGTTTTAGGTGGGCCAGTAGGTATAGGGCTTACCGTTGCCTCGCTTGTTGCGACTTACCTACTGTTTCGTGACAATGGGGAAGAAGCTAACAAGATGCTTGAGCGGCAGGCTAAATATGCCGAAGTGACCGCTGAAGAGTTTCGCAAACTTAATAAGCTAAAACAGGAAAGTCTTACCGATCAGGCTCAGAAAGATTTAGCCGACTACAACAAAGAACTGGATGTTAATGCAAACCAGTTTAATGCGGTGGTCCGTCAGATGATCGCTTATGCTCAGCAGCATAGTGCTTCTGCTCAAACCATTGCAGAGTTGCGAGAAGTTGAAAGAGGTCTCAGAGAGGAAACACTTTCTCTTGATGAGGCTATGAAAATCCTTTCAAAGAATGAGGGCTTGCCTAAAAACCTTAAGGATAAAGTGCTTGAAGCTGCGGAAGCTTATTTTAAGACTGAGCAGAATGTATTTAAGGCCGAGAAAATTGTTAAAACCTTTGGCGGCACTGCTGTTGTCACAGGGAATAACGCCCAGACTCTAGCTTCAAGAACTCGTGAATTAGGTAATGAGGCTGAAGGCGCATCAGGAAAAATTAAAACTCTTGATGACAAGGTAAAAGAGTTAAATAAGTCTCTGTATGATCGTGCTTGGGATGCTGCTTTTAAACGTACTTTGATTGATAAGTATGGAATGTCTATTGAGCAGGCTGAGGACCTTCTAAAGATCCGGCGTGAAAATGAGAAAAAGGGTGTAATAGGGGTAACATTAGCTCAAAAAGAACTGGTTAAAGTCGTTAGTGCAGAAGAAAGCAAACTGCAAAATACTATTGATAAGCGCAAGGAGGTTACCAAAGAGTTAGCTAAGCAACAGAAAATTCTTCAGGTGAATTCCAAGGTTCAAGCGAACGCAGCTAAGTACAATTTTTCAGGTTTGGAAAACAAATATGGACTTCCCACAGGCACTTTGTCATCTATTCATATGATTGAATCAAAAGGAAATGCAAATGCTTACAACAAAACCACCGGTGCTAGTGGTGGTTTCCAGTTTTTAAAAGGAACAGCCGATCAATATGGAGTGAAAAACCGCAATGACTTAGCTCAATCTGCCGAAGGCGCAGCCAAATATATGAGTTATCTGCTTAAGCTGTTTAAGGGAGACTTGGAGAAGGCTGTACGTGCCTACCATGCAGGTGAGGGTAATGTTCAGAAGGGTAAAAATATTGGCAAATATAACAACCAATATTGGAAAGACTTCCAAGGTTATATGGCTGGAATGAATGGCTATTCTTCTGGCGACCTAAGCTCCAAAGAATGGGAAAGAATGCTTGAGGATGCGGCTAAAATGGCCGAGCAACAAGCAGAGCTTCGCAAAAATCTGGAACTAAGTGTCGCAAGCGAAGTAACCAAAATCAGATCTAAGCTAGCGGATGACCTAGAACAAATTGATAAGGCTGGATTTAGTCCAGAGCGCACAGCCACCCTTAAAGCTGAATATCAAGCTCGGGCAGAAAATGATATTGCTATTGCTGAATATGCTTTAAAAACAAAGCTGGATGATTACAAAGCCTTTCAGAAATCTGAAGAAGAGCTTCTTAAAGACAGCTTTAATCAGAGAAAGTTTTATGCAGCACGTGATATTGAGCTAACCAAACAGCAGCGGGATGAAGCTGTTCTGTTACTTGAAAATCAATATCAGCAGGAAGCAGGATTGCTTGAACTAGCTAGACAGGAGCGGTTATTTCAAGCTCAGCAGACTTATTTGCATGAAGTAGATGCAATGCGTGAGCGATACCGGCTAGAACGAGAAGAAATAGCCAAAACCAAAGATGCAAAACTTCGTAATGACCTTCTGAATGCGTCTTACAAAGCAGAGGATCGAGAGTTTGATGAAAAGCGGCAGGTCGCATGGAACAACTACCGCACTATGCAGGGAGAAATGAATGGAACAGGCGAATATGTAAGCCTAGATATAAATATGGAAAATCAAGCTAAAGCAGCCGCCGAAGCCCTTAAGTATAAGCTGATTACCGCCGAAGAACATGAAGCAGCCTTGCTTAAAATTAAGCAGGACTACAAAGATAGGAAGCTCGCTCTTGATCTGGAGTATGGGCAACAAACCCTAGATTCAATGACTTCAATGTTTGGCTCAATGTTCGGAGAGCAATCCAAGGCATATAAAGTCATGTTCGCGGCAGACAAGGCTTATGCGATTGCTGTTGCAAGCATTGAAATGCAAAAAGCTATATCCAAGGCTATGGGTATGGGATTTCCACAGAATATCCCACTAATTGCTGCAGCAGCAGCTCAAGGCGCTTCTATTTTATCAAGTGTGGCTGCCATTCGGGATGTTGGCTTCTCCTCCGGCGGCTATACCGGTCCCGGTGGAAAGTACGATATTGCAGGCACGGTACATAAAGGCGAAGTAGTATTTAGCCAAGAAGATGTAGCGCGCTGGGGCGGACCTTCAAATGTTGAGTCCTTACGCAAAAGCAGTCAGCGTGAGTTTAAGCAGACTGAACTTGTGCAAGGAGCAAAAAACACAGCATCTTCTCCAAATATCATCATTAACCTGCCAGAGGGCACCGAGGTAAATACCTCTAAGGCTGCTGATGGCACAATAACGATTGATGTGGTCAGGAAAGAAGCAGCGGCAGCAGCCCGGCAATCTTGGGTTAACCTCAATAACTCTAACTCATTTGAATCTAAACAGATTCAGCGTAATACGACCGCAGAGGTTAAGCGATGAATAAACTTGTTTTGCCGCCGAATGAGTCAGGGTACAACCCATCATTGGGCAATGGTATTTTAACTCAGGATCTGGCAGGTGGTATGCCACGGCAGCGCAGGACCTTTATCGGTTCTGTGCATAATATACCGCTCACATGGTCCTTAAGCAGAGAAGAAATGGGTTTAATGTTGGCTTTCTATTTTGAAAACCAGCGTAATCCTCAGCCATTTCTCATGGATTTAATCCTGGACTATACCGATATTCGAGAGTACCAGTTGCGCTTTGTAAGTGAGTTGCAGTGGTCCAAACGTGGAAATTTATGGCAAGCCAGTATTCAGGCAGTAGCAAAACCGTTCCAGCGCAATCCGGCAGATGATCAGGAGGTAATTGACTTCTGGCAAATCGGAATGACTGGGGAAATTGCTGAACAGATAGAGTTGCTCGTCAATCACTACTTGCCCAACGCCCTGGAGAACGTTTAATGGATTTAACCGAATATCATCTGGATTCCAGCCCGTCTGTTGTATTGCTTGAGTGCATCGAGATTAAGCACAGTCTGTGGCCCGCGCCACTGCGGTACGTGACCAATCATAGCGATGGAGTGACAGTCAAGCACGAGAATGGCGAAACAGCGATGTATGAATATATACCGCTACAAATCCGCCGCGGCAACACGGCTGACAATCTGGACCAGACTCTTAGCATTACAGTGGGTGATCTTGGCGAAGTGGTACCGAAGTTGCTCAAAATCATCGGAGATGCTGATAGTGAAGAGCGGCCACAGGTTACTTATCGCTGCTATTCATCTTCAAATCTGGATATGCCAATTGACCGGCAGTCTGGACTGGAAGTAGAGGGGATGAGTCGCGACCCTCAAGCGACTACGTTTGACGCAGCAGCTCAGCGCCTAAATAGCGTGGGGACAGGTCGGCTTTATACCGTAGATGAGTTCCCTGGGCTAAAAGGATTCTTCTGATGAAAAGTATTGATCCATTGCTCGACCGGCATTATGACCCTGAGCGTTACCACTGTGTGCATTTTCTGATTGAAGCCGCGCAATATCTTTTTGGTCAGGACTATTCGCAAAGTTTTGTCGGTCTTACATCGTCATTACATGAAACACTGCATACCTCACGGCATACCGCGATTCATAACCGGAAGCTGACAGAGCCTATCAACGGCACCATTGTCCTGATGACCAATATTAATCAAAGCTCCCACGTGGGGCTTTTTTATGGTGACCGGGTTTTGCATTTAACGGAATTGGGTGTGCACTTTCTGCCACTCAGATCGCTTGAGAAAGTTTATAAACGGATTCGATACTATGAGCCGATTACGCATTCTGAAAAATCCGCTTAACGGTGGAGATGAGGTTTTAAGGATTAAATCCGATAACATCTTGGCTATTTTCAAAGAAGTAAAAAATAAACATCCACAGGCCAGAATTTATATACAACCCGCCTGTGCACAAAATGACGTTACGCCAACCAACAAGGTTGATGAAGCATCTTTGCACATGCTGGCGAAGAATAATGATTTTGATATTGTTTGTCAGGCTGGTGAGCCGGCAACTATTATTGCCGTCGTATCACTGGTTGTATCACTGGCAATGACTGTGTATACCTTGCTGACCATGCCGAAAAACAAGGATTCAGAACAGGGCTCGAGCAATAACAACCTGTCTAATCCGCAAAACCAGCAACGTATTGGCTCACGTATTCCGGATATTTTTGGAACGGTGAAAGCGGTTCCTGATCTGATTGCACCTGGTGTCAATGTTTACGAGAACAACAAACAGGTTGAAGAGCAGCTGATGTGCTTGGGGCGTGGTTATTACTCGGTTTCAGATATTCGTGACGGTGATACGCCTTTTGATTCAATTGAAGGGGCCTCAATCTCGATTTATGATCCGGGCGTGAATATCGTAAATGGTGTGCCGCACACTCAAATTGGGGACAACTTCAATTACGCACCCTTCATTGCAAAGCCCTCTAAATCGATTAACGATCAGTTACTTGCCGTTCCGAATGAGCTGGCCATTAGCAGCACGAATTTATACTTTCAGTATCCTAACCTGATCAAATCCAAAACCGGAAATGTACCAGGCGGACTTGCTGCAAATGACCAGCTGTTGCTACGGGGTGGGGTCTTCAACATTAGTGATCAGCAATTGTCCGGGGCAACTATTGTAAAGCCAGGCGGTATTATAGAAATAAACTCAGCTCAGGAACTGGTCAACTACAGTGCATTAAACCGGATTAAAATTGACTCGTTGCTTGTGCCATTAAGTGCAGATACTTATGTAAGTCTTGCCGGCACATACAACATCACTTCAATCAGTAAATCTGGCAGCACTTATACAATTCAGCTGGGCTCACCAGCCACAATTAACCGAGACTGGAATCTGATTGATGAAAACAGGTCTGGAAATATCTCCACTATTGTGTATGACACAACCACCAGCATTAATCTTGATGGCAAATATAGTGTTGCAAGCATATCCAGCAGCAGCATAGCCCTGAATATTCCAAGTGCAATGCTGGCGCAGTGGACAAAGATTAATACGGTATTCGGCGGCTCTACTATCTCGGAAATATCTGATCTGAGTATAGATAAGCTGAATGACAAGTGGGTGGGCTGGATTGAGTTTACAAATCAGGAATCTGAAGAGCTCTGGATTAACCTAAAAGCACCGCAAGGCTTGTGGTATCAAGACTCAAAAGGTGGAGTCTGGCCACGAGAAGTTTATTGCAAGATTGAATACCAGCAGATCGTAAATAACCAGCCAAGCGGACCTATTTATGAGCGGCTTACTTCTGTTCAATCCGCAAGCAACAATTACCGGGATGCTGTAGGCCTTACTGAAAAGATTGAATTTCCATTTACTGGCCCTTTTCGGTTCCGCGTCTGTCGGACCACTGAAGACGATTTAAGTTCTAAAGTGGCTGATGATGTGAATGTTACGGATGCTTATGCGGTTCATGCATTGCAAAAGTTTGTATATGACGATTTAACCATCGTTCGTACAAGAGTCATTGCTGATAAAACTGCGCTTTCGATCAAGAACCGGCAGCTCAGCATGATTGCGACACGCAAGCTTTATAGCTATGCCACTGGTGTTAAATCACAGCAGCGTATCGCTACAAATAACTTTGCTGATATTGTCTGTGCGGTAACAGAAGATCCGTTCATTGGCCGTCGTTCTGTCAGCGAGCTCGATGTAGTGGGTCTTTATCAGACTTCAAATTACATTCAGAGTTATTTTGGAACGCACAAGGCGACTGAGTTTAATCATACCTTTGATCAGGCCAATCAGTCTTATGAAGAAACACTGGCCCAGATTGCCAGTGTGGTGTTCTGTAATGCCCGGCGAGAGAGTGGAAAGATTTACTTTCAGTTTGAGCGGACTAACCCATCATCCAGCATTCTATTCAATCATCGCAATAAGAATCCAGGCAGTGAAACCCGGACTACAAAGTTTGGTGTGACCAATGAATATGACGGTGTGGAAGTCAGCTGGATCGATCCGGATGATTCATGGACTGAAAAAACACTGAAGCTTCCTGATGAGAACATTACCAATCCGAAGAAAATTGAGCTGGCTGGTGTCACCAACAAATATCAGGCTCATTTTCTCGCGCACCGGGCATGGAACAAGATCAGGTATCAGCGTGAAACCGTGCAGTTTACCGCGTATGGCGAGGCTGATCTGATTACGATCAATGACCGGATTGCCGTGACGGATGATACAATTCCTTCACTGGTGCCGATTGGTGATGGATTTACTCAAGGCGAGGTCACGGAATGGGTAGGGCAGAATATCGCTGTATCCCAACCAGTTCAACTCATGACAGATCAGAGCTATATCATTCATTTACAGCTACCCAATGGCTCGATTGAAACCATGCAAGTAGTGCAAGGTGATAATGAATGGCATCTGGTTTTAGAGCGCCTACCAACTCTGCCACTTGTCACTGCATGGGATGGAAAAGTAGCGCCCACAGTCTACTCAATCACGCTCAGTCAGAATAAAGACAGTGAAGCCTATCTGGTTTCTGAAAAATCACCGTCTGGTACGTTCGAGAGCCAGATTACAGCAATCAACTATGACGCTCGTTATTACAAGAATGATAGCGACTATCTAAACAACCTAATCACATAGACCAGACCAACAACGGCCCGCGATTGCGGGCTTTTTAATGGGTGAAAAAAATGGCTACAGATCTTCTTAATATTACAAATGACTACAGGCTTGATGCTAAAACCGCTGAAGAAGTCGTGAATGGAAATGAAAGCGGACTGGTTACAGCCCGGCTGGGACGTGAATACCCAACGCTGCCGGCTGCAATTCAGCGGATTATCGATGCGGGCGGATGGGATGCGTTTGCAACTGAAAGTGAGCTAAAAGCGACTCTGCCTGCCGTGGCAACTAAAGTCGCTTATGCCGCAGACACTCAAAAAGTCTGGCGCTGGACCAGAACAAGTGCAGCTGAAGCAGCGGTGACCGGAAATTGGGAAGACACAGGAAAGAGTCCGGTCGATCAGGCAAAAACTTTTTTCTTTGAGCAAACAAAGTTCTTTGAAACGGTAAATCTTGTTGATCCAGCCCAAGCCATTCAGTATGGCTACTTCATTTACAACCTGACCAGCTCTCCCGCACCCGGCACCGGTTTTGACAACTACTATATCGGTCAGAATTACTACCCAGCGAAAGCAGGGGACAGTTTTTGGCTGCAAGGTGTGAGCCAGATCCAGTTCTATGCGGCGGATAAAACTCCAATCTGGACTGTTAATATAACCCCTGAAACCGCACCAAATAACGTATATAAAATCCCTGACAGTTGGGAAGGGCATTCTCTCGCTAACTGTGCGTTTATCCGCATCGGTACCAATTTAGGGCAAGTCGCATTCCCCCAAAAAGCAGTTTCTCTCGGCCCGGGTGAAGTCCTGCCAAATAAAGTGCCAGACTATCTGACTCCTGCTTACGGCTTTAAAGATAACTCGTTTACCGGCCCGATCTATGATCAATACGATGAAACGCTCGAAAGCAAGTTGGCTAAGCGGCTTGTTGGGTATGAAAACCTGGTCAATCCGGCTCAGACAGTAACGCAGGGATATTACAGCGCAACCGAAATCGCCGGTGCAGGGCAGCAAGGATTTGAAGACTATTACGTCGGTCTTGACTACTATCCGGCGAAAGTGGGGGATAAATTCTGGCTGTCAAACGTGCATAACATGCAGTTCTGCCGACTCGATAAATCAGCAATCTGGGGAACATACGGAACAGGTCTGGCTGAATATATTGTCGATGGTGTACTCACTATTCCGAACATTCTTGCATCAGTGCCGATCAGTGAATGCGCTTATATTCGTATCGGCTCCAACCGTGGCTCTACCGCGTTTGCAGATGGACTGGTGGCGATGGGTCGAGGTGACACAAAGCCTCTTGCACCGCCTAAATTTGGTGAGCAGTATTACGAGCCAACCGCGCCTCTGATTGCTGGTATTAACAACGCGCTCGGCTCAGCTCCGACTTCTTTGAACGAGAAGAAATGGGTCGCAATGGGTGACAGTATTACTTATGAAGCACCTTCTTATGCTGATCAACTGGCGTTTAAGCACAATGCTACGCTGATCAAACACAGTAAAATTGGCGCAATGATTGCCAAGCCTTTTGTAGCAAATCCTGATGTCATGATTCTGTCTGAAGAATACTTAAACATTGATACTGTGAATCCGCCGGACATCATAACGATTGCAGCGGGCGTGAACGATGACAATGTGATGGGTTCATTCTCTGACAGAACGAACAGTACCTTCTATGGTGCTCTGCATGTATTGCTTGCTGGCCTGCGTTCTCGTTTTCTTGACACTCGAATTGGCTTTATTGCTCCGATTCCGTATATGAAAACAACTGAGAACGTTCGGTATATTGATGGGGATATGAACAACAGACCTTACTTAAAATATAAGGCAATCAAGGAAGTATGTGCGTATTATGGCATACCAGTCTGGAACGGTAATACTGAGTTTGGCGCGAGTCCTTACGATTCGGAAGACTGGAAATATAAGTACATGCGAGACGGCCTGCATCCAACGCATGAGGGGCAAATCTGGTATGCAAACCGCGTAGAAGATTTCATTTTACGTCTTGCCAAATAATAAGAACTGACCCGCTTCGGCGGGTTTTTTATTGCCAAAAATAAGGGGGGTGTATGCCTAACCAAGAAAATCAAGAGGCTGTGCCTTATGGTGTTCGGCTTGAAAAAAAGATAGATCAAATGTGTTCTGAAGTAGGCGAATTAACAAAAACAGTTATTCGACAGACAGAGCGTTTTGAGCTTCATCAGTCGCAAGCTGCAGCAAACAGGCGAGATATTGACGCATTACAAGCAGACATGAATCAAGCTAAAGGCGGACTAATGTTTGCAAAACTAATGGGTGGAGGAGCGATAGGGCTACTCATTGCATTTGGCTCATGGGTATTTCAAAGCAGCGCAGGGCTATCTCAGAAAGTTGCAGAGTTAAATCAGAAAGTGGCAATACTCGAATCAAAACAGCTTCGCATGGATACAGACCTTGCGGCAACACGAATTGATCAGCGGAAAAATTAACCTATTAAACGAGAATCAACCATGAAATTAATAAACGAAAGTGTCTGGAAATTTGACTCAGTAAAATATGGCGCCTATATGGCGCTTTTTTTATCCTGCTTACAATTGGTTCTGCAGGAAGTATCAAATGCAAATGTACTGCCAGCGACCTATCAAAGCATTGTATCTATCATCCTTGTTTTACTGGCCACCATTATTGGCCGAAAGAAAGCTCAACCCGAGCTTAATCCAGAACCAACCGTTTTAGGCTTTGCATCGCTTCCTGATAACACGATTACCTTTGAACAGGCATTTGAGCGCTTGATTGGGCATGAAGCAGGATATACCAATTTACGAAGTGACCCCGGTAACTGGACTGGCGGTATAGTAGGCAAGGGCCAATTAAAAGGCACTAAGTATGGTATCGCTGCAAACACTTATCCACATATTGATATTAAAAATCTGACTCTGGCTGAAGCGAAAGAAATTTACCGGCGCGACTGGTGGGAAAAGTTAGGTGCCGAGCAACTGCATTCAGCTATTGTTTTCCAGTTATGGGATTTTGCGGTTAATGCCGGGAAAAGCCGAGCTATTAAAGAACTGCAACAAGTCGCAGGGGTTCCGGCTGATGGCATCATTGGGCCCAAAACAATTGCTGCAGTAAACGCCATGGATCTAAATGATGTGCTACTTACTTTGACTGCTGAACGTCTAAAATTTTACACAGATTTATCTACATTTAAAATTTTCGGCAAAGGCTGGGTTCGGCGTGCTGCGGAGAATCTGATTTATGCGGCTAAAGATAATTAATCTTTTACTCTGTGTGGTTCTCTCCGGCTGCACAGCACACTCAATCTCTAATCATGTTAGCGTGACTGTGTGCGTGCAGTGTTTTGGATAAATCAATCTTCTGCTTCGTAGATCAACATATCATGAACCTTATCTAGTGTATCTTTTTGACTTATGATTGCAGATTTAAGCTGATTAAAAGCAATTCTGTAAGCTTCATGATTCCCCGAATCAATTGACTTTTCCATCCAGTCCAGCTTTGATAAGAAAAAATCTCTACGTTCAGCAGTCCACTGCTCAAGCTCTTCTACTGTTGCTTCCGTATTATTGTGCCGATGAAGCAACAGGGATATGCGTTGCGTTATTTTTGGTTTTGACATCAAACTAATTCCATTTTATATTTAGCCATTCATCACTGCTTAAGTGATTTAGCAAAGGTAACCTTTGTTTACGACTTATGACATCGCTTAGATGAAAAGCCTGCACCGCAATTGCAGGTTTTATTTCTTTGGCACAAATTGCGGAATGTTAAGATAGTCAATCTGTTTTAATGGTGAAAAGCTGGATTGTTTAAATTTTCTCTCTCCATTTACAGAAACTGGTTTAGCTTGGTAAATAGCTTTTACCACATAAAATTTTTCATCATTAATCTTTATTTCCTCTTCTGCATATACACGGCCAAATGTTTTTCTTAACTGGCTATAAGTGAAATTGTTAATCACTCTAGCAGCAGCATCAAAACTGCAAGCAAAATCAGCTATTGCTTGAGCTACATTATGATCATTTGGGTAAATGTCGTTAACTGTTAAATAAGGTATATCAGTAGCCAAAAGATGATTTACATTAGCCATCGGGTTTCTATGAATAAAGTTAAATTCTTTCATTTTACAATCTCAACTATTGGAAGATTTGAGTAACGTTGCGATTCCCACTTTTTAGCTAATGAAACCACCCCTTCAAGCAAAACCCCATCTTCTGATCTATAAGTGATTACATCGCCACTTTTTAATGATGCATCATATTTCGCAGTGGCTTTAGCATCTTTTGTTATGGTGTTTAGTATTGTTAATTTTTTCATGGCTACTTCCTCACTTAGATTCGTTAATAATGTCTTGAGAATAGCTTCCCGTTTTATTACCTCTTTTTTTAGCTCTTTTATTACCCAATCATTTAAATCTTGATCTCGATTTATCCAGTTCTGGATGGTTTTTCTATCAACTGGTTCACCATTCTTATTGACTAGAATCTTGGCGAACTGATTAGCAGAGTAGTGCTCACCAAATAGCGCAATTCCAAATTCATGTATTTTCATAAGAATCCTTAGTTAAATGGCATGTAATCCCATATTGAATTAATTACAGATAGTGAAAGTTTAGAAAAAGCTAAATTTGCTTGGTCTTCAGTCATTGAATTATTTAATTCATCGCTTGGGCTAACTTCAACAGTATTTTTATTGAAGCTGAAATCTGCTGCTTTAGAGAAGAAGATATTGATACGGCTTTTAATTGCTTTTGCTGCATACTCGCTAGAAAGATCATTAATAGCGATATAAATTTCTTTAAGTACCGCAGCGAAGGTTGCGCTATAGCTATCACCTTTACGAACTGTGTCGCGGGTAATTTCGTGAGCTACTTTAAAAACTTCTTTTTGAGTAACGATTAATTTATTGAATTTCATTATATATCCCCTTGGGCTTGACTAGAGCTGATCTCCTGTCTATGTATATATTATGAATCCGTTCGGATTCAATGTCAATATAATACTAGCCCTTTGCGATATATTTTTTAACCTCCCGACGAACGGTCAACAAACCCCGCCAACTTCAAAAAACTCCAGCTGCTCTTGTTCCGAAAACCACGGATTATACCGTAACGCCCAGCCCGGAATTTTGTGGTACGGCTTGGCTTGTTTGACTAAATAGCAAATATAAAAGTGGTAGGGGTTCATTATTATTCTGCCCAGCTGTCTACAATATCTGCCCAATCTTGTAGCATTTTTCTACGTGCGTCTAGATGTTTGGAATGATCATAACTGGCTTTCGTCCGATTACTATTGGCATGTGCCAGCTGCTTTTCAATCCAATCCTCTTCATAGCCTTTTTCATATAGAGAGGTTGAAGCGGTAGCTCTAAAGTCGTGAGCACTTACATTTTTAAGGCCAATATATTCAAGCATTCTATTTAATGTCATCTGACCTAACATTTCCTGTGGTTTAAAAATCGCAGGGAATACCAAATCATGATTGCCAGAATTTAAATATTGCTTCTGCAGAATCTCATAAACCTGATCTGACATTGGAAGAATATGCTCTCGGTTTTTCTTCATGGCTGATTTAGGAAAGTTAATTATCCGTTCATCAAAATCAACCCAGCTCCATTGCATGCGCCGGATCTCAATAGTCCGCAGCATGGTATATAGCAGAATAAAGCCAGCATTTTTTACTGTCTCGGTGCCGCGATAAGTATTAAGGTTGGTCCGCGCCTTCTTCTTTTCTTCTTTAGATAAGGGGCGAGCATGTTCTACCTCTGGCCGGGCTATCACATCACGTACTGCATAGGTCGGGTCATTTTCAGCTCGAAGTGTAGCAATTGCATAGCGCATAACTGCGCCAATAAATTTTCGGTTTTGAATTGCAGTGACTTCGCCTGTTCCGTGATTCTTTTGAGAGCGCACCCGGGCAGTTGTATTTTTTAGAATATTAAGCACGTCCGCAGATGTAATATCTCTCACATCTTTACCGCCAATGACTGGTGAAATATCTTTAGCCAAACTATCTTTGAACTGCTCTTTATAGCGTTCAGTTGTATTTACCAATCTCTCTTTTAAATACTCAGCTGCGATTGCATCAAAAGTATTGGTAATTTTTTTGGTCTTTTCTTCTCTGGCTTGTTTTCGCTCTTTGACCGGATGAATACCTCGGGCTAATTTAGCTTTCATTTCATCACGAAGTGACCTAGCATCTGCTAAACCAATAGCCGGGTACTCACCCAGACTCATTGATGATTCCTTACCTTCATGCACAAATTTGAACCGCCAGACTTTTGCACCAGTGGAGCGCACTTCTATATAAAGTCGATCCCCGTCTAAAATCCGGTAGGTTTTTTCTTCCGGCTTGAGAGTTTTAATTTTTGCATCTGAGAGTTTTATAGCTGCCAT